ACACACGGTTGTTGTGAGAATAGAGGCATTATGGCACATAGTAGTCTTACACAAACAAGTGTGCTTAAAGGTGCTTTTAAAACTGATCCTGGTACAAAGAAAGAGTTCTTTGATAACATTAAACTACAGCAGGAGTTTGCACCAAGATGATAGCACCAGTATTTGAAAAAGGTTATCCTGACTATGAAGCAGTTAATAGAAAGACATCTATGAAACTAAGATATAGTGAAGCATTTTATAGTGTGCAAGGCGAAGGCAAGTTTGTAGGAGTACCCAGTGTATTCCTACGCACCTTCGGTTGTAACTTTCGTTGTATGAACTTTGGCTTAAAGAACGAGCCAATGCGTGATGTAAAACAAAAAGCAGGCATTATTCATAATGCTGAAGTACAAGGATTACTTGACGCAGGTGTACATGAAACAACTAAAGAGTTTACAGACCTGCCTATTATCCACACAGGTTGCGATACATATGCAAGTATCTATCCAGAGTTTAAACACTTTAATCGACAAGCAACTGTAGATGAAGTAGTTGAGCATTTACTTTCACTTACTCCTAACGGTAAGTGGGTACAAGACAATGGTCAAGATGTACACTTGATCATGACAGGCGGTGAACCGTTGTTAGCGTGGCAACGGCTTTACGTAGAGCTGTTTGAACATCCACGTATGCAGGATTTAAGGAACATCACATTTGAAACAAATACTACACAACATTTACACGACGATCTCTACAACTATCTCAACGACAGCGACAGACTTACAGTCACTTGGAGTTGTTCCCCAAAACTTAGTGTCTCAGGAGAACCTTGGGAAACTGCTATCAAGCCTGATGTTGCTCGTGAGTATACTCGGGTTGACGGTAGCGAACTTTATCTTAAGTTTGTTGTGGCTACTGAAGACGACTTTATCGAAGTTAAAAGAGCTGTTAGTGCTTACCAAGATGCCGGGGTACAATGTCCAGTATATCTTATGCCAATGGGTGGACGCAGTGAAGAATACACCCTCAATGTTAAAGACGTTGCTGAAGCGTGTATGGCAGAAGGATGGCGATTCACTCCAAGACTCCACATTAGCCTATTCGGAAATGCCTGGGGAACTTAGACAATATAAAAACGCACAACACGAAAAGGCTATGAAGGCGCCTATCGATCAAGACGCACTTAGAAAGGCAGGACTATGAAACAATGGCTTAAAAAAGTATCAGGTATAGAAGCAAAAGAAAAAGAACTTGCTGAACAAAAGGCTGCACTAGAAGCTGAATCTGATAAAAAACTAAAAATTAAAGATCCGAAGGCATATGCTACTAAAAAGAAAGAACCTTGGGTTAATGTTCTTGATATGAAAGTCAATGAAGATAATATACGTAATGGCTTTTTTGAACTTGATTGGAACAAATACTTTATTGAAGAACTTTTAACAGCAGGTTATGGCAGCGAGGGTGATGTTGAAGAAGAAATTGTAGACCGATGGTTCAAAGATATAGTTTATAATATGCTTCAAGAAGAAGGGCAAGATACCAATCGAGGTGCAGGTTATATTAATGTTGTGCCAATTGATAAAGGTAAAAGCGAAGTATCGTAATGGTTGACAACTCGTACAAAATCGTATACAATCGTACATATACAAACCATATAGAGGTAAACTAATGGCAACTTATATTCTTGTAGATACAGCTAACACATTCTTTCGTGCAAGACACGTAGTACGTGGCGATGTAGATACTAAACTTGGCATGGCACTACACATTACACTTAACAGTGTAAAGAAAGCATGGACTGACTTTAAGGCAGATCATGTTGTGTTTTGTTTAGAAGGTCGTAGTTGGCGCAAAGACTACTATGAGCCTTACAAGCGCAACCGCAAAGAACATCGAGATGCACTTACTCCTGCACAGCAAGAAGAAGATACATTATTTTGGGAAATCTTTGACGAGTTTAAAGACTTTGTTGGCAGCAAGACTAACTGTACAGTAATGCAAAATCCTGTACTAGAAGCAGATGATCTTATTGCAGGTTGGGTACAAGCACACCCTAATGACAATCATGTTATTATCTCTACAGACGGTGACTTTGCACAACTCGTTGCTCCTAACTGTAGACAGTACAACGGGGTAAGTAATACTACTATTACAGTAGAAGGATACTTTGATGACAAAGGCAAGCCCGTGTGCGATAAGAAGACAGGAGAACCTAAGCCTGCTCCACACCCTGAATTCATGTTGTTTGAAAAGTGTATGCGTGGCGACACTAGTGACAATGTGTTTAGCGCCTATCCAGGTGTTAGAAAGAAAGGCACAAAAAACAAAGTTGGACTAATTGAAGCATTTGAAGACAAACAAACAAAAGGCTTTAATTGGAACAATATGATGCTGCAACGTTGGGTAGATCACGAAGGTGCCGAACATCGTGTGCTAGATGACTACACTCGCAATGTTACACTGTGTGATCTTACAGCACAGCCCGAGCATATTCGACAAGAAATAAATAATACTATACAATCAACTGAAAGCAAAAACATTAGCCAAGTTGGTATGAGACTGATGAAGTTTTGTGCCAAGTGGGACATGCAACGCATTGCAGACAATGCTGCACAATTTGCTGCTCCCTTACAAGCGAGATACAATAAATGACAGTGAAAGCAAAAGAAATACTTAAAGATAAATTTTGGATCGTTGAAAACAATGGTAAAAAAATTGGTACATTGAGTAAAGAAGATGAAGGCTATATGCTTTCGGGTAATGGTAGTTTTAGAGTATACAACAGCCACGAAGAATTAGACAGCGAGTTTGGCGCAAATTTTCTTACTGCTAAAATTACACAAAATAATGATATAAAAGAAAATAATGTACACGGGTTTGCAACACGAACAACACCATACAATAGTATGTTTGATATACAACGCAAACTACCATTGTTTACAAAAAGTGAAAAGTCTAAAAGCGTGTACTGCGCTGGATATTATCTAGTCAAGTTTAATGTTACATGGCTAAAAAGTTTTTGTCCAAAGCTAATTACTATTGAACGGAATACCTATCAAGGGCCGTTTAAAACAGAATTAGAAATGAGAGCTGCCTTAAGCAATGTCAACAGAACCGATTAACACACAACCTTTACAGCAATTTATTAAACAAGTACAAGGTGCTGAAAGCAGTCGTGCCAAAGAAGTCCGTATGGATATTAACCAAGCAAAAAACCTAGCATTTGCTTTAGGTATTGTAATGAGTAGAATGCACGGTGACCTTGAAAAGTTTGTTAAGGAAAATGCTGGAGGCAATATAAACGATGTGATTGAGTTACAAATTGGATCAAACTCTGATTGGAATTAGATAAATATATGCGCATATAATTGGAGGCGTATATATGAGCAGACCCAAACCGACTATACTTATGGAGTTTGTTGACGGAAAAACATATCGCAGTGAACAAGTTTTAAACGCTGAAGCCATTTGGGCTGTATTTCATAAAGACAAACCTTTCAACTTAAAGAGCCAAAGTACTTTAACAAATTACCCCGGTCCTAAATATAAAAAGACCAGTTTTTCTAATCCAGGTCATGCTCATAATCTTGCAAAGAAATTAAATGTAATGTTCAAAACCAGTGACTTTACTGTGTATAAACTCACAGACGGCGAAGTCGAAGATGAATAAAAATGTCTATACAAAGATATTCTTAAAACAACTAGGCGAATCAATAGCAGAACACAATGTCAAAGGTGTAATGCCATTATGGTGGTACAACACTAGAGAAAAAGAAGTAGGTGGATTAAGACTTACCGAAGAAGGATTAGATGTTGTTCACAAGTTAGAACTTACAACCTATGACATTCCTTGGCCTCTTGATATGACACTGACTACACAAATTATTATATTTTTAGATCAGTTTATCGATTCTCCTTATTACCTTACTAACCGAAGTATTATTGTAACAAACGAAAAGAAAGCAGTAGAGCTTTCACTGTTTAGCGGAGATCTTCGCAAATATGGTTTAACAAAAGCACTTTCTAGACAAAAAAAAGAAAAAAAAGATACAGATTCCTCTTGACAAACTGTAAAAATGCACTATATTAATAGTATAGACAACGCAAAGAGGGCTTTACAATGTTTACATACAGCGATGATATTATTTCAGATCTACACAAAGATGTGTATGGTTACCGTCCACGTGAGGCCTTTTGGGCCGATTGGGACAATTGTACTCCTGCTGAAAAGCAGAAAACTTGGGACGAGTATTGCAATGCTTTAGAAGCTAATGCAATACAAGAAGCAGTACAAGAGGCAGCAGATGTTGCCAAGTTTGAAGACCGTGTGCAAGATGTTATTGCAATCGGCGCTGGCAACCGCACTACTGCACTTGAGTGGATTGTAGGGCAGGAAACTTTCTACCACATCCAAGATGTTGAACATTTTGTTTGGCAGCAAGGTATCTTGTTTACAGATTATGGCAAAAAACTTATCAAAGAAATTGCCGCTATTGTAACATACAAAGATGCGTATTGAGGTTGACATCTACAAAAATGTTTGTTACATTAATGTATAGGCACTGATTAAGAAGGGAATACAAATGTCAGATCGTACACTTACTCCTAATAAAGCAAAAAAAGCAATTACAAAAGCTATCCAAAAAAAGCGTCCAATCTTTATGTGGGGTCCTCCCGGTATTGGTAAATCGGATATTGTTGCACAGATTACAAATAGTCTGCCCAACAGTCATCTAATTGATATTCGCTTGTCGCTTTGGGAGCCAACAGACATCAAAGGCGTTCCGTACTTTGATAGTAATATTGGTAAAATGGTTTGGGGTGAACCAGAAGAATTACCAGATGAAGAATTTGCAGCACAATATGATAATATTGTTGTGTTCTTTGACGAAATGAATTCGGCTGCACCTGCTGTACAAGCGGCAGCATATCAGCTTATTCTTAACCGTCGAGTAGGCAAATACAAGCTACCAGATAACGTTGTAATTATTGCGGCTGGTAACCGCGAAGCAGACAAAGGTGTTACTTACCGCATGCCTGCTCCGTTGGCTAACCGCTTTATACACATTGAACTAGCCGTTAGCTTTGACGATTGGTTTGATTGGGCTGTTGATCATAATCAACACTCAGACGTTGTTGGGTATCTACAGTTTGCAAAACAAGATTTGTATGACTTTGACCCAAAAGGCGCAAGTCGTAGTTTTGCTACTCCTCGTTCATGGTCATTTGTTAGTGAAATACTAGATGACAATGATGACGAGAATACCACCACTGACCTGGTTGCAGGCTGTGTTGGCGAAGGCCTTGCTGTAAAGTTTATGGCACATCGCAAAGTTGCAGGCAACATGCCTAATCCATCAGATGTTCTTTCTGGTAAAGTAAAAGAGTTAAACACGCAAGAAATCAGTGCCAAGTATTCCTTAACTGTTTCGCTTTGTTATGAATTAAAAGAAGCATCTGACAAAGGTGACAAAAAGTTCGACGACAAAGTTAATAACTTTTTGCGCTTTGCAATGGATAACTTTGAGACTGAGTTAGTTGTAATGGGCATCAAACTTGCTCTTACACAATATGCTCTACCGATTGATCCAGATGAAGTAGAGTGCTTTGATGAGTTCCATGATCGTTTTGGAAAGTACATTAAGGCAGCACAAGGCACCTAAAGACTATATGTGAGCAGTTTCGGCTGCTCACATTTTTATTCTACGGTTGACAACATCCTTAAATATGTTATAATTAAATATAACACAGCAAGAGGTACATCATGTCTGCAAAAGATACAGCTAGTAAAATTCGTCAGTGGCAACCCGATCCCGACATTACTCCAGAACAGCTTGCATCTATGCAAGAAGAAGTT